CTACAATGCAAATAAAATATACAAAATCCAAACTTTGCTATTTGGAATTTTAAAAAGCACACAAATGGTGCCAAAATGATTAAGTGCTGCTAAAATAACAAGCCCTAATAGTGTGCAGTCCTGGCGATGTAGGGCTGGACGACACAGTGCTATAGGGTAATTTAGAAGTAGATAAGTTCCAGGAAGGTGTTAATTGATAACTTAATTGATTGGGTGGAGACCCACTTGTTATAGTTGGTAGAATAACAGGTGGTGCAGCCACTTGATACCCAAACCTTCCTTCATCTGTTGTTGCAGCATAAAATTCAATAGATATATCATCTAAATAAGGAGCTGAAACGTTGGTTATATTTACAGGAGCAGCCACCTTAAGAACAATAGTACCCATTTCATGAGTAGAAACCTTCAATACATTGGGTGAATCTGTACAGCCCCACTTTGTATAATCGCCTACAAATCTATACGGTGACATGTACGGTATTGTAAACTCTGTTATAGTAGTAGCCATAGATATACCTACACCTTCTTGCTCTGCTTTCATACGAAAGCCTGGCATGTTATTAATATAATTTGGCCTTTCTGATGAAACTGTTTGCACTGAATAAAAAGGTGAATAAGCGGTTGTAGGAGCCAATCTTCCTGGAAAGTTAAACATCTGTGACACTGCGTCATACGATGAATTAGTGTTCGGCGGTAATGCATCTGTACCTTCCCAGAACGTTTTTGTTCTATTTATTGCATAAGATGGTGGAACGTACCAAACTTCGGAAATGGTCGAACCATTTATTAAAATTTTAACTTTTAAACCACCGGAATATCCTAAAAACAACCTAGATAATAAAGATAAAGTTGATATGTTATGAGCGTAATCTGAAGTCGAAGAAATTATTGTAGGGTCAAGCCCTAACAACTGTGCGACAGAAAACTCAAATGTACCATTGGCTGCAACAAATTCATTTTGCTTGATCTTACTCGCAAAAACTTTATGCATGCGCCTAGTATAATCTCTTATAGATTTAATAGGCCTTAAATCGTACATAGTATCAACATCATTAACTTCACCAGAATTAGTAATATCTTTTTGATCACTAACATCCACTGTGACTGCAGCTTGAGCCAAAAACTTCATAGGAGATTTAGAACTTATTTGATTACCATAATCCTCTACTTTATCTTCTACATCAAAAGAAATTGGACTACCGATATAACCGTCAACTGAAATAAGAGGCTGAACTGCATAGCCAAAGAAATCAAAATCATCATCACAAGATAAATAAACGTTAAAATTGACTGTCTTTGGAACAGTGCCATTCGCAACCAAAGGTTGGTACAAATATATATAATACATACCATGCTCAAGCGCATTAAAAACAAAATCACTTGAACAAGGCAACTGATTTAAAGGACTGCAAAAAGGCAATTCAATGGATTGAATCTGTCCACCTGCTGAAAATTCTAAAGTTTCAGTAAGCAAATTTGTAACGGAAGCATAATTAGGAGTAGCAGATGTCATATTTGTATCTGGAGAATAATCTCTAGCAACAACCAATCTACAATAATGAAAGTTAGACATAACTGCTTGTATATGTAACTTCATGCCACCCTTCCAATACTTTGACAATAAAGCTAAAGTTTGAATCATATTTGTATGGCTGTTGGAGTACTGATTAACGTTTGCGTAATCTCTATAAAAACCCTCATTTACTTCTTGTATAGGAGTTATAGGTCTGCTCCATAATAACTTGCCTGATACATCGTTAGTAGCAACGTTAAATGAACCAATAAATTGTGGTTTCTTCAAGATATAAGCTAAAGACATTTCATCTATGTTAGTATCAAATGTGTAATCATTTGTTATATGTGTAAAAGTGGCATAAGGATCTAATTTCTCAAAATAGCTAGGGGTATCAACTAAATTAAGATTTTGTCTATATTGCACAGCTGTTCTAGATTGTAATTGAGCATATTCTGGATTGTGTAATCCTGTCCATTGTTTAATTCCAGACCTCAATGTGTCGTACAAATCTGAAGTAAATCTTCGGCCGACGGAAAAAATTCCGTCTATAGCTCTAGTGGCAGAAGACTTTAAAGAATCAATCAAGCCTTGGCCCTCAAAAGGGGACCACTCAACATCAACATGTGGCACATAAAACTCTAAATCAGTAAACATAAAATGTACTGAAACTGACAAAGTAGTAGAACCTGACGATGGCACTCCCAATGGATTCCACACTTGCATAACCAATCTGGCGTAATCATCAGATTGAGTAGCAGGAGACACCGTAGTGCCAAGTAAGTCAATTGCAGCTAATTTACCCTGAACATAAAAAGGAATCTCTATAGTTCCAGGCGTAGCCTCATTGGCTAACAAAAAAGTATGTGGACAACACATTAAAGTATTTCTTATAAATTCAGCATTAGTATAATTAGGAAAACCAGCAGGCAATGCTGAAACTATTAAGCAACCTTGATGCATAGGTGTTCCTGAAGTTTGAACTATGGCTTTTATTTTAGCCCTATAATAAACTGACGCCTTAAATGGAATCTTTGCTAATTCATTAATAAGTATGTCTCCGGGAATATTAATAGAAGACAACTGAGTGTCAATCACATCAGTGACATCCCACTTAATGTTTCTCACAAAATATGGTTTATTTAATATTCTCGAATAGTCCATTTCCAATTGCAAAGGCAAATTATCCATTCTTGGCTTATAATCATATAAAACGGGAGGTTCGACTACTGTCTTACTTCTCACGCTTGAATAAAAATTTGATGCGGTTTCAGAAACCGCTTGTTGACTTTCGTCATTTGTATTAATAGTATTATCATTTGTGATTGTGTTTTAATAGAAATGCAGTACAATCAAACGCATTTACTATACATACGATGTCTCGGGTATTTCAAACTTTACTACACATAGCTAGTACTACCAATACTATTAAAACTCGATAATAATAAAATTGACGTAATTAAAATAAAATATATAAAACTTTAATTACGATTTATATTTACAAATATACAAAATAAAATACATTCATAATTTAAACATACAGATCCATAAAATTGTCTAACATACATTCCGGATCTGTATAAACGGAATATAAATAACTACTGGAATAAATTTTACACTTAAAACAGGGAAAATTTCTCAACCTATTTTTAAAATCGTCCAACAACATCTCTCTGTCAGGATGCAAATAAATTTCTCTTTGGAAGCAACCAACTTTACCATCCATAACCACGTCTAAATCCTTGGACGCATCAACAAAAGATAACCCTGAATATAATGTTCTCAATTCTAAGGGACAAACAACCTTATTCAAAATATTGTGATATCTAAATGTCCTCTTTAAAAATGAAATATCATCCATATGTTCAAACGGCTCCACTATTATACCTTTGCTAGCTGTTGTTAAATTCATCCCCACACTTTGGAAAAAGTTTTTTAATGTAATCGCATTCAAAAACTCGGGGTACTTATTTACTCCATTAACTTTATCATCACCATAAACATAATCGATGACAATATCCCAAAAGGTCTTAACAGTGGGTGTTACTCCATTTTTCTTACACTCTCTACAAAACCACATAGCAGTATAAAATTTATTAACAATACTGTTAAAAATCGCTGTCAAAAAACTACCAGAAGGCATAGAATGTGTTGTCAAATAAAAATCATCCTGTATTGCTACCAATGAATGAACCAATGTTTCTAACAAAAATCTAGCCATGTCCTTATCGCCCTTAAACATTCCAACAATTTCATCTGTAGCTGCTCTCTGAACTTGACTAACCATGTTTCCATCCCAATTCTTAACATCACCTGCAAAAACGCCTATAGCTTTCTTTAATTTATCATACATATCGGGCCACTCTTGAAAAGGATTCATGCCCACCATAATTTGATTAAAATCTCTAGTTGAAATAATATGAGCTACCAACTCACCAAAATATTTCTTCATTAAAATTTGTTGATGAATAGTCCCAACTCTAAAACTACGAGGAACACCATTCTTTTCTTCATTTCGCAACTCATCTTTCAAAGATTCTACCCACACAAAAGAATCCCATTTGGGTTCTCCATCACGAATAGATTGTTCTATTTCTTCAATCTCCTGCCGACAACGAGGTGTTAATTCACCTAACTCAAAATCAACATAAGTTTCTTTGTTCTTATCACAATCAAAACCATTTGACGATTTCTTGTTTAAACCAGCAAGCAATTCATTTCCTTTAACTATTTCTTTCTCTGTAATAACATCAAAAGGGCTAAGAATGCTTCGAACGACTAATCTACCAAACTCTATCTCATCCTCTGGAACGTAAGCTACCGGAGTAAAAGATTTCTTGGCTATATCTTTAACGGTACATCGACCAAAAACTTGCAACTGAGCAGGTTCTCGAGTGACAGGATAAATGCCATACAACGGTGACGGACCAAAATTTGTTGCAGTTGGCACTGATCCATACATTTTCCTATCTAATTTAACCACACTAGCGTCCGACATTTTCTTGTCAGAAATAGACCATGGCAATAAATTTTTATCGCTCTCCAATATGGTCTTGATTTGCTGTCTTACTATATCGCACCACTTAATGGCAACTCCCGTATTCGCGGTGGGGTCACCTGCAACATGCATACCTAATACGCCTCCGGCAACATTAAAAACAACGGAACCACATAATCCCATACCTTGAACGTCATAAGTAAAATCCTTTGGACCAATCTTATTGACAAACGTATTTTCATTAACTTTGTGCACATAAGTGTACTCCCTATTCAATCTTTCCATATTTTCATTTATATATTTAATTCCATAGGCGTTAACTACGCAGTTAAGCCCTGCTTCATATCTCTTCTCAAAAAATTTACTCAAATTTGGAAAAGGACTAGGAAAAGATTTAGACAAAGCCAAAATGGCAATGTCATCAGAATCTAAACCCCATTCCAATACAAAATTTTCATTATCTACTAAAATGTGATTTTTATCTCTGTCATGATAAATAACAATCACTCCTTTATTTCTGGCAACAAAATGCTTTGGAACCAAAATATGTCGTCCTGATACTACTCCAAACCCTTTCACTCTGTGACCATCAAAAATCAAATCTATCTCCTTAACGGCTTTTTGGACAAACAATGTATTTGAAGCCACACTACTATCGGGAAACTTAAAATCACTCCTCCAACTTTGCGGCTCAAACTTAAGTGCTGGCTCTCCCGTAAAACTTCCTGTTTTACGATAATTTTCCATATTTTCTTGATGTTGAGCCCATTGTTTCTTTAATTTGGGAAATAATGCTCTTTTAATTATATAAAACATCAACATTTCCAAACCAAAAATAATTATACCTAAAATCACTGTACAAATTTTCCTTGTCAAAGCCACGTCCGACAAAACTTTCTTAATGTAATATTTGGCTGAATATTTTAAAATTTGTAAAAAATACTTAGTTTTAAAAAATCCTGACGCGAATATATCGCCCCAAGTTCTATCCATTTCTCCCTCGTAATCATCATCATCAAATGGTACTAAACTTCTCGCACCTAATTCAATTTCTTCATCCACTGTATTAGTAGGATAACTATTTTCATAAATATCAAAATTTTCTGGTCTACGATAATAACGAGATCCATTCAAAACAACATCTTCGTCAATGTCCTCTCCACGAGAACCAAACAACCATGAAGACCAAGTTTTGCCGTTGGTATTATTTCCTCCTACCTGAGCAACAAAATTCTCTCCATGTAACATATCTTCTGACATTTTCTTAATTTCCTCAATGTCTTCCTTATTTAATTTATTATTATCTACAAAACCTTTCTTCAAGTTATTAAAACCATTAATTATGCTTAAAAGCCATGCTATCAACTTCAACTTGTCTTCTGCTGTATTTATTGTAAATGAATGGGGTATATTTGGATACTTATTCTTAAAATCGCAAGGAAAATCAGTTTCAAATTTATTAGTGTTAATATTAAAATAAGTAAACTGAATCGTACCAGTGACAAAGTCACCACGCCTAGTAGCTCTACTAAAATCAAACACATAACCTCTACGCCACAAAGCTTTAATATCAGAAATACAATCTTGTTTAGTTAAACCTTGTAAATGTTGGAACATGTTTGTTGTAACCATAATAGTTGGACTATTAAAAAATTTGGTATCTTTTAAACTTGCGTCTGCGCACTCTAAAGGCATCTTAACTGACGAAACCATGTTAATAATAGTTCGCCACTGACTAATTCCCTGCTGACCCACGTCATCCATAAAAAATATTTGCTCGTTATTATAAGAATCATACCAATCTTTACCATCAGTAGTGGCCTTAACTAAATGTGAATAACACGTCTGACCAGATGCACTGATAACGGCACTCATTATACATGACTTCATACAACCTGGGGGACCTTCGAATACAAAACAATTCGGTTCTTGTCTGTCAGGTTGCCCATATGACACCACCACACGCATTAGATTTCTCCATCTATTAATTGTGCTTGCTAACGCTGCTGATCGTCTGCCCCAATCTGTTATTTCAGGGTTGTCAATTAATTTTTTATTTAAAAATTCAATTTGTAATCTATAACCTTCGTTATTTAACTTGGCCGGATTCTTCTCTACATCCTTCAAAAAATTATCCATTTGCATAATCCATACATGAGCAGTATTATTTTTGAAAAAACTAAACATCCAAATGACTAAATCCTTACAAGGCATATCTTCCGGCATTTTGCTCATTAAAAATTCACACAAATTGAAAATAGCAGCTATTAATTTATTCAACAAACTCATATCATCTCCCACTTTCATCTGGGTTAACAATTGAGCACTACGCAAAATTTTAACTAACTTATCAGGCAAAAACGAAGCTATGCCTGCAATTAAAAATACATCTAAAGATTGGGCAACGAAAAACGTTTCATGCATTTGATAAACTGACAAAATTATCTGACAAAAATTATTAAAATTAAAACCATCAGTCACCAATGCATAAATTTCCATAAACAACTTAATCAGTGAAATCAACAATGATTTCCCCTTTTTATCCATCTGGTCTTGTAAACCACCCAAAATTTTCATAACTTTTAATAAAATTTTCGCTCCTGAATATGTATCGCTTGCATCACTAAACAAACTCTGACCCTCAAATAATAATCCCTGTGCAACAAAATCTCTAGATAAAAATCCTTTAATTTTATTGTACGCTTTTGTTCTTGAATTACAATCTATAACCCTAACTTTCTTACCATTTCTGTCAAAAACGGGCCCAACTGTAACATTAAAAACCCGCTGAGAAACTTTACGGATCCTCTCGGACCTATAATAATATAAATAATAATTGTATGACACTAAGTCTTCTTTTGTAAATTTGCTATATTCTATCATCTTCTTTTGTGGTCTATCGCTTTATTCTATCTTAACTAAATAAAGTATTAATGCATATAAATTTTTGATATACTTGTAGGGCAAGTAAAACCCCCGCTGTTTTAGCTCTCCGAAGTCGAGCCCAGTTAATTGTAAGCCCAACTAGCAAAAGGCGAAAAGTTTTTCATATTTAATCAAATTTAAAATAAAATACGTAATAATCAAAAATGCAACAATATCCTTGTGAACTTAATCTAACCAAAGATAAAGGTAATTTAAAGTATTGAAACTACAAAAATTATTCGTGGACACACATACACATGTATGCGCTCCCGTTAAGCTAGGCACATAATTAAAGTAACGCTTTGCACTATATCCTAATAAATATTTTACAAAAAATTTGATCAAACGGTTGTTTTTAGAAAAAGTATTTAATAATTCGTAAACATTTCCTGTCCAACTTGCTAAAGGAGACCAATCCCTTAACTAAGTTGCAAGACTATGCCACTTCATATTAAAAACTTGGACCAGCCTTAAAAACACAAAAGGAAAGATGGTCTCTAACAAATAATATAATTTTTGGTTAGCTTATAGCCTGGCTTCACGCCATTATAATCGTTTTCCTTCGATATAAGAATTTAAAAATTGAAATTGTAATAAATGGCAAACAAAAATTAAGGGGCAATAATGCCCCTTGTAAAACGCCATCTACACTTTTATCGTATAGGTTCATAATGAAACTACTAAAGTCCTAAACTAGGAGGGTTGCACGTAGTATACGTGTATTATATAAATAAAAACAAAATAATAAATTTTTGCCCATCCGGACCGGTGAAGAGTGAATCCATTATCATAACTTTGAAACAGCGTAACTGTTTAAAG